TTATTTAGTCCATATTGAATAAAAAAAGTGCGGTTTTTATACCGCACTTTTTTTTGTAAGGTTTTGCCATAGAGTAGTAGTGAAAATACATTTATTGAGCTTTAGTGATTCTTTAAACATCTTTATTTACTCTAGAACAAGTGTGGTAGTAATAAAAAGTAAACTACCATAAAGTACATTATCAAGTATAAAAATGCACGGATTGAATGGAGCTAATTGGAACAACGAAAAAGGCTAGAACCTTATAAATTCTAGCCTTGTGAATCTTTTTAAAATGTTATTGAAACATATCATTGGTGCCTGGGCGAGAAGCGATCTGATTAAATAACTTATTGAAATTAAATGATTATTTAATATCTTCTGTTATAGCGTGTAACTAAATGTGTAACAATTAATTTCATTTTATGAAAATAACAAAATATGCCTATAATAAATTTTTTTTCTATTTAACTCTTCATCTCTTCACCTTTTCTAAAAAATAATTATATATCAATAAGTTATAGGGTGAAGAGTTAAAAACAACTATTCACCAACTCTTCACCACTCTTCACCCTTTCAGAAAATAAATTTTTACTGTCCTTTTGTATGGTTGCTGATCAAAAAATAATCAATCAAACTTTGCTTACTTATCATAACTAAACGTATCTAAGCTATTAAAATTTAAGGTATTTACTTTAAATTTTATGTGCTTATATTGTGATATGGGCTACTTGTAGCCGTCTTAATTAAGATGAGTTAAAGGACAAATTTATGTTTAAAAAATTAATCGAGTTACGCCAACAAAAGGCAGAAAAAGTCGCAGAAATGCGTGCAATGCTTGATAAAGCAGAAAAAGAAAATCGTTCATTGGATGAAACTGAATCAGTAGATTTTGATAAATTGAAAGATTTAGTGAAACAATTGAGTGATGAAATCAGTAAATACGAAACCGTAGCAGATGAAGAACGTAATCTTGGTGCGCAATCTAACCCATTAGAAACCCGCAGCACGAAACAATTTTCAAATGATGAATTGCGCCATTACATTAAAACTGGTGAACTTCGCAATTTAACGACGGCTAACGGTGAAGATGGCGGCTATTCTGTTATCCCTCAATTAGACAAAGAGGTCATGAAACGCTTAACAGATGATAGCGTCATGCGCCAGCTTTGTAATGTCGTTCGCTTGCCTATCGGTGCGAAAGAATACAAAAAATTAGTATCTGCTGGCGGTGCAACCGTTGAACATAGCACCGAGGGCACAGCACGCAACGGCACAGCAACCCCTAAACTGCATGAAGTAACCATTGCATTAAATTCAATCTATGCTTATCCGAAAACCACGCAAGAAATCTTAGATTTTTCTTCTATTGATGTTTTAGGCTGGTTAACTGATGAAATCAGTGAATCATTCACTGAAACCGAAGAAAGCGATTTAACGTTAGGTGATGGCGATAAAAAATCAAAAGGTTTACTTGCTTATACCCGTTCAACTGATGGCGATAAAACCCGTACATTCGGACAACTTCAAAAAATGGAAGTGGCAAGCGCGGACAAAATCACTGCAGATAATTTGATCGACTTGTTCTATATGCTGCACTCAAAATATCGTAAAAATGCAGTGTGGGTGATGTCTTCTACAATCGCTGCAATGTTACAAAAATTGAAAAATAAAAACGGTGATTTTATTTGGCGTGATGGTTTAACTGCAGATGCACCCGCTACGCTTTTAGGTCGTCCCGTTCACTTCCTTGAAACATTGCCAGCAAGTGGCGCGAATAAACCCGTTTTAGCCTTTGGTGACTTCAAGCGCGGTTATTTCATTGTTGATCATGAAACAGGCGTTCGCACTCGACCTGATAACATTACAGAACCAGGTTTCTATAAAGTTCACACCGATAAATATTTAGGCGGTGGCGTGGTGGATAGTAACGCAATCAAATTTATTGAGACGTTAGCTTAATCAACAATTCATAAGGGGCATTAAGCCCCTTTTTTGTTAAAGGATACAAGAAAGAAAATGAATCAGCAGAAATTTGAAATTCGTTCATCAGAAATCATCGCGGACGATCAGAAATTAACGGGTTATGTTGTGAAATGGAACAGCCCTTCAGAAGTGCTTTACTGTGATTTTGTAGAATCCTTTGCGCCTAAGGCATTCAGTGAAAGTTTAGCCAGTGGCGAAGATGTTCGCGCACTCTTTGAACACGACTACACCAAGTTACTCGGTCGCACTAGTGCGGGAACATTAAAACTAGAAGAAGATTCAATCGGCTTACGCTTTGAACTCACCCCGCCTAATACAACTATTGGGAAAGATTTATTAGTTAGCGTCTCGCGTGGTGATATTACAGGCATGTCCTTTGGATTTAGAGCCAGTCAAGAAGAATGGGATTTTGATGTAGAGCCTTGCCAACGAACTGTACAAAAAGCCGAACTCTTTGAGGTTACAGTAACAAGCATTCCCGCCTATCCTGAAAGTAGCGTAGAAATTGCTAAGCGTTCGATGATTGCAGCAAAAGAAAAAACACAAGAACATTCTACCGCACTTTTGAAACAGTGGCTTGATGTGATGGAGTCTTAATATGTGGAATCCTTTTAGACGAAAAGAGCAACGTAGCGAGCCAACCACAATAGAAGAGCTTTTATCTTACATGGGCATAAACAATACAGGTGCGGGCGAATTTGTCAGCCCACAAACTGCAGAATCGTTACCTGCCGTGATGAATGCCGTTACCGTCATTTCAGAGGCGGTCGCATCAATGCCTTGTTATCTATACGCACTAAAAGAAGATGGACGAGAAAGAATCTATCGTCATCCTGTTGAATATCTTCTCAATGAAATGCCAAACCGCAGCCAAACACCGTATCAATTCAAAAATACGATGATGCGCCATTGTTTGCTAAATGGTAACGCTTATGCCGTGATTGAGTGGAATAACAAGGGCGAACCAATAAGCCTTACTCCCTATCAACCCAGTGCGGTAAATATCTTCCGTAAAGTAACCGGTGAATATATTTATCAGATTACTGATTTAGACGGCAAAACGAAAAACTATCTACAAGACGAAGTTTTACATTTACGCCATAGTTCTGTTGATGGATTTATGGGGCGTTCTCCGATAACAGTTTGCCGTGAAACGGTGGGATTAGGTTTAGCCCAGCAACGCCATGGTGCAGCCATTATGAAAAACGGATTGATGGCAAGCGGGCTTATTTCAACAGCAGAATGGTTAGATGATGCGAAAGCACAGAAAGCCGTCAAAGCCCTTGAACGTTATAAGGGGGCAAAGAATGCGGGTAAAACGCCTATTCTTGAAGGCTCAATGGAATATAAACAATTAGGCATGACAAACCAAGATGCTGAATGGTTAGCTAGTCGCACGTTTACCATTTCCGATATAGCCCGAATCTACAATATTAGCCCGATTTTCTTACAAGATTATTCGAATAGTAGCTATGCGAATTTCAGTGAGGCAAGCCGCGCATTTCTTTCTCAAACCTTGCGCCCTTGGCTTACTAACTTTGAGCAACAACTCAAAGATGCCTTGATGATTGATTTAGGTAGCAACACCAATAAACGTTACTTAATCGAATTTGATACAAGCGACTTATTGCGCACCAGTCAAAGTGAGCGCTTCAAGAGTTACGATGTGGCAATTAAAGCCGGTGTAATGTGCCCGAATGAAGTTCGCCGCCATGAAGGCTTACCGCCTTATGTTGGTGGTGATGAATTTAGCCAAGCATGGAAACAAACCGTAGAAGTGAAACAAGATACAGGGGCGAGCGATGGCGGTAATGATTAAGGCGGGGAAATATAACAAGGTAATCACAATTCAGCGAAGAAATAAAGAAAAAGAAAAAGCCCGTAATTATGGTGAAACTAGAAAAACTGAATGGGAAGATGTTGCTACTGTTCACGCAAGTGTAGAACCAATACAAGGGCGAGAATATTTTAGCGGCCCGTTTCAATTAGGTGAAGATATTATTCGAATAAGAATTCGTTATTTACCTAATATTAACCGAAGAATGCGGGTTAAGTATGGTGAACGATTGTTAGAAATTAATGCTGTAATTGACAGTAAAGAAGAACACAAAGAACTTCAGTTAATGTGTAAGGAGAATTCTCTAAATGCTTATTTCTAATTTAATTGAACTAGGTGAAGTTAAAGCGCAATTAAGTATCGACCATAACTTAGATGATACGCTACTAAATGGCTACATAGTGGCAGCGATTGAAGTTGCTCAAAAGCATATCGGGAAAACTTTCGGAGATAGTGACACAGAAAAAACAATCGTATTCAATCAAGCGATTAAAGTCGGTTGCTTGATGTATATCGCTTACTTATATGCTAACCGTGAAGCCGTGACAGATTTAGCTAATCTTAAGCCAGCCCCAATGACTATTTCAGCATTATGGGAAGTATATAGAGAACCGTGCGTTTATTAGGTGGTGAATTATGCCAGCTCAACCTTTAAGACGTTGTACCTATCCTAACTGTAGAAATCGTGTTAAGTCTGGACGATGTGAAGAACATAAACCGAAAGACACAAGGGAAAGCAGTAGCAAGCGTGGCTACGATCAAAAATGGCGTAAGTATAGAACTGAATATCTAAAGCATAATCCGTTATGTGTGATGTGTTTAGAGAAAGGCAAATATACGCCCGCAACAGTTATCGACCATATTCAACCTGTAGAGAATGGACAAGCAGATCCGCGCTTTTGGGATATAAACAATCATCAGCCTTTATGCCGTGATTGTCATAGTTATAAAACAAGAATTATAGATAAGCGCGGATATGGTGCGAAGAAATAAAAATTGATTTAAATCAAATTATTGAAGTAATCGCAGTTAGATAGGTGGGGGGAGTTTTGAAAAGAGATGTGTAAGCGTTGGAGACCGCCCCCCCCACTTAATTTTTATGTAAGGCAATTTTTTTGAAAATAAGGAAATGTATGAGTAAGAGAAGAAACTATAAAACCCCTGATTTTTTAGATGGTATCGCTAAAACCCAATGGAAAAGTCGAATTAAACAACTTTCAGAGCGTGGCGATATTAAAGCAGAAGATTTAACGAACCTTGAAATTTATTGCGAAAACTACGCAATTTGGCGTCATTCCGTAGCAGATTTAGCCAAAAATGGCTTTATTATTGTGAATAGTCAAGGCACGCAATCAAGAAATCCAGCTTTGTCAGCGAAAGCAGATGCCGAAAAGGTGATGATTAAGATGTCATCATTGCTAGGTTTCGACCCTGTAAGCCGCAGAAAAAATCCTATTGAAGTAGATGAGAACGATATCTTAGATGAAATCCTAACAATGTAGGCGAAATATGGAAATATGGCACGCATACGCAGAGAAAATCAAATCTGGTGAGTTAGTGGCTTGTAAGAAGATAAAACAAGCCGTAGAGCGTTATTTTAACGATTTAAACAATCCCGATTATTTCTTTGATGATGGAGCGGTTAATAAGTTTTTAGCTTTCTCGAAACTATGCCCGCACGTTAAAGGACACTTACGCGGACAGCCTATTATCCTTTCAGATTGGCAAGTCTTTCTCTTTGCCAACATTCTAGGCTTTAAGCGTAAAGACACAGGATTAAGAAAATATCGCTCCGCTTACGTTCAAGTAGCCCGTAAAAATGCGAAATCAACAATCGCTGCAGTTTTGGCTAATTGGTTTTTATTGGCTGAAGATGGTCAGCAAGATATTTACACTGCAGCAGTAAGCCGTGATCAAGCCCGAATTGTTTTTGATGATGCGCGTCAGATGTGTTTATTGTCACCATTATTAAGAAAACGGGTAAACATTCAGCAACATAAAATGATCTACCCGAAAAATAACAGCTTAATGCGCCCGTTGGCTGCCAAATCAAGCACCATTGAGGGAACTAACCCAAGCCTTGCGATTGTGGACGAATATCACTTACACGCTGATAACAGCGTATATAGCGCATTAGAGCTAGGGCAAGGAGCACGCCCTGAAGGTTTACTCTTTGCGATTACAACTGCAGGAAGTAACACAATTTCAGCCTGTAAGCAGCATTATGATTATTGCTGCCAAATTCTAGACGGCAACGAACAGAATGACAGTATTTTCATCATGATTTTTGAACTGGACGAAGAAAGCGAAATAGACGATCCGCAAAACTGGATTAAAGCGAACCCCAACATAGGAAAATCTATTCCTTTCCTTGATTTTGAAAACACTATTAAAAAAGCCCGTGGCATTCCGTCAGAGTGGGTAGAAATGCTTACCAAGCGTTTTAATGTATGGTGCAACGGTCAAACACCGTGGCTAAATTTAGATGCGTGGGCATTGTGTAAGCGAGATTATTCAGAAAGCGATTTACTGCACCTTGATTGTTATATGGGGCTAGACTTATCCAGCACAAGCGATTTAACCTGCGTATGCTATACCTTTCCCCATGAAAACAAAGTGCGGTTATATTGCCGTCATTATATCCCTGAATATCAACTTCAGAACGTGGCAAATAAAAACCGTGCTATCTATCGTCAATGGGTGCGCCAAGGTTGGTTACAGACAACGCAAGGCGATTGTATTGATTATGACAAAATACGCGATGATATTCTGAAAGATGCTGAACGTTTCAATATCAAGATGACAGGCTTTGATGTATGGAACGCAACTCATTTACGAACACAATTACAAAGTGCGGGGCTTGAAGTAGAGCCATTCCCGCAAACATACCAACGATTTAGCCCTGTAGCAAAATCAGCAGAAGTGCTAATCAACCGCCAAGCAATCGAACACAACGGCGATCCCGTTCTTGCGTGGGCGTTATCTAATGTAGTGATGGAAACAGACGCAAACGCCAACATAAAACCAAATAAGAAGAAAGCAGCAAACAAAATCGATCCCGCTATAGCGTTCTTGATGTCATTCGGCACTTATCAACTTGAATATGGCGATTTGATTTTCGAGCTTTCAGATGAACATAAACACGCATTAGAACAATTTAATGGTATTGATTTATAACTACAGAGGGAAACTATGGCAGTTCAAATAAAAGGCTTGAGAGAACTTGAGCAAAACTTAAAAAAACTAAACAAGGATATAAACAAAGTCGCTGCAAAAGCAATTAGAAAAGGACTAAATAGCGCGGCCAAATCGATTGAAAAAACAATCAAGCCGAATGTTCCAACGTTGAAGACAAGTACCAATTTCCGACAAAAAGGAACTATTAAAAACAACGTTCGACATAAAACAAGGGTAGCTAAAGATGGCTTAAGTGGTATCACTGCAATTCGAGTTATGCGAACAAACGGCCGTAGAATGGCAAAAATTGGGGAAAATACGCGAGATAAATCAGATCCGTTTTACTGGTGGATGGTTGAATATGGCACAGTAAAAATGAAAGGTCGCCATTATATGGAAAAAGGCTTTAAATCTGGTGAGGCACAGGCTCTGAAGATTGCAAAAGAAGTTGCAGAAGAAGAATTTAAAAAAGCGTTCAAATAATAGAAAAGCCCGACATTTCACAATGTTGGGCTATTTTGTCTAAAAACTTACATGCAGGACGCGATTAGGCACTTGTAGATCGCAGCTCCTTAAAGTTTGCGGCAAACTTCCGAAAAAGTAAGCCGCTCACGTTTAGAAGACTTTGAAAATATTTCTAAATTCAAAGCGAGACTATTATAAAACTTTTCTGATGAACAAAAAATAGCCGTAGCTTAACGCATCTAAACTTTGATAAAATAGAACAAGAAATAAACAGGAAAACAAGGGGGAAAGTATGATTAAATCCGTTTTATCCGCATTTGGTTCATTTGTATTTTCTGCTTTAGATTTTTTGTTATTTTTAGCCATATTGCTTTTTGTTGGCTTGTTAGTTTTCATCTTTTGGCCAATATTAAAATGGCCTTTACTGGCTTTTCTAATAGGCGCTATCGCCTTCTTTTGTTATCTAATATACAAGATAAAAGAAAAACCAAAACCGCTAGAACAAGACGAAGTATTATCCAGCTGGGCAGAACAGGAATTGCAACGCCCTATCATTCAACGGATTTTACAAAAACAAGAGGAAAATAAACCGTTCATTAGCGGAACGATAACGCATATTGGAAATGACGGAAAAGAAACTCGATTAGGCAATATCACTATCCATTTAAAGTAAAGGAATAATTAATCAAATAAAGCGCATCTAGGCTGATCCCCGAAAGCAAGAAACCTTATCTTGTTGGTGCGCTCCTACCAATAAGGACGAATGCGAAAGGGGCGTTTATGACAATTAAAACTTCATTAAGCAATAAAAGATTTAGCTTTTCTTTAGAGAAAGCATTGGACTACATTAACAATAGAATTGATGAAAAAATTAATTTAGATGATTTGTTATATTTCATAAAGGATGGGCAGGTTAAAACTGTAATCAAGATTGTTTGCGGTTCTCTTGGTGGACGGTTATTTTTAACTTCTATAGGTGATGTAAATTATTTACAACCTGTATATTTTATTCCCTGTGGCGGATTAAGAATAAAACACAACGTTAAAACATATAGAAAGCACAAAGGAGTAGATATTAGTAAAGATATTTTTGGCTCTTGCGCCTGCTTTTCATCATCAGCCCCAAACCAAAAAAGAAGTATATCTAGGTACAAAAACATAAATATTCAATTTGAAGTTAAAAATTCAAAACGAGAAATAAATCTGACAAAAGATATATATCCTAATGTTGATTTTTTTGGGTGGTTTTATATTAGCCCTTCAAGTTATACAGGAAAAGAAAAAAATATAATAAAATCTGACTCAATATTTATTGATCCAATTGATAAGTTTGTCAGCGCCAGTGATGACGATGTAGAAATACAATTTATTCTAACAGATGAAGATGATGATCTGTATGTAGATCTTCCCAAAATTGAGGTTAGTTTAGACTCCATTGAAATTTTAAAAAAAGATTTAGATGTATTTTTAGAATTAGAAAAAGATGTTGGGAAAAATTATACTGACTACGAAAATGAAATAAAAAACTTACGCCAACAACTAGAGATAAAAGACAATCAGATAACTAAACTAAAGAACAATTATAATAATAAAAACATTCCAATTTTATTGAGTGCCTATAGAACTGACGATCCTTTAAAGATAGCCATAGAGGTCAGAAATAAATACTGGGCAAATTATCCAGATAATGTAAAAAGTAATACTCAAATTAGAGATTATATAATAAGGGATTATCGCGTTACTCAAACCCTTGCCACAGAGATAGAAAAAATAGCTTGTCCAATTAATAGAAAGAAAAACTAAATTTACATTTAACCCATTGATTTTATTATACCCTGCCTATATAGACAGGGTATTTTTTATTCTCTCCCTATCTCTCGCCCCTATATCCATAATGATTTAATACCCTCGTAACGTTACGCAACCAATCGAGTTATTGAATAGCTCAATGTCATTAATCAACAATTATAGAGGTTACGAGATGAACGAAGCTCAAAAATTAAATCTGAAATTAAACCCTCAACAAAAACTAATCTCTGGTGAAACCGCTTGCCATATTGTTGGCTTTGGTCGCACCAAACTCAACGAGCTTGTAAAAGCTAAGAAATTCCCTCAACCGATCCGCTTTTCACAAAACTTTGTTCGTTGGGATTTAGAAGAAGTGAATCAATGGATTGAAGAACAGAAGGCTGCACGTGCTTAATCATTGGTTAATAGAAAAGAAAAACGCCATAGCAAGGAAAAAAGAACTATGGCGTAACAATTTAGAAACGATTCTAATTTAAGGAGGTAACCATATGGGTGGTTACAAAACTATTTTATCAGAAATCTTTATAAAAAACACTTTACAAAGTGCGGTGAAATGTGGCATTATTTCCCTGCAGTCGCAAAAAACGACTGCCGAGCCTCGAAACTCGACTTATTTACAATTGGCGCAGAGCACGCCTAAAGCGTGTTTTTTTATGCGTAACATTCGCACACCTAAAGAATTTGCGGATTTTGTTTTTATTCATCAAATCTACAAATCTCTCTCAATGGTAGCGTGTAGCGGTAAAGGTTCGCCCTTTGCTGTGTTCCAATTGTCGCAGTTTTCGAGACCGTTACACGTTACCGCCAAAGCCTCGAAACTTTCCGCGGTAACTCTCAAGTGTTTACAATTGGAGTTACTCAAAATGTATCAATTCATTTTTGCGGCTATTCGCCGTACCGATCTAACCAATCAAATTCAAAAAATTCGCATCACTGCCGACACAGAACAAGCGGCACGCTCCCAATTCGCCCGTGATTTTATTCTTGTGCTTGCCGGCAAAATCAATCTTCAAAACACCGTGAAAAACAACCGCACTTTTTCAACTAATGGAAATAATCACAGCTTGCCAGCAGGGCGGAATGTGGGTAATATTGAAAGCACTACTACTATCGAGGGCAACCGCAACCCTTATCAATGCGGTATTTTTTTACCTAAAATTCATTCCTTGCACTCTCCTAAAAAATTAGGTGCGTTGTCTCATATCGAATTTGCGGTACAGATGATAAGCCGAAATAAGGCGGAGTTTATCCGCACGAATAAGGCTAGCCGTTCGATAGCGGTAGTTGAGTCTGTATCGCACCCAATTCAGGGCGATACTCTTACATTAACTAAATCTATCGGAAATCCAACAATGAAAATCTACCCTCAAAACAACCGCACTTTAGCGGCACTTCCTACCCTTTCTGTATCTGCTGAAATGGAGGTGGCACATGCTTAGTTATGGCACTATTCAAATGGCATTAAATGACGTAGTTGCTCGTGATGATATTGATGAAATGGAGCTTATAAAGTTACGTAAAGAAAGCGAAATGCTTTGCGAAACTATCGAGTTAGGACTAATGGAATTAGGCGATATGGTAAGCTGTTTAGGGCATTTTGCTGATTCTAAGCAGGGTTTTGATAATCAAGCGATGAGCAATGACAATGTAAAACATATCGGAGCATTAATTCAGGCCAACGCATATTTTCTAAACACATTGCGCAATGTATCAGCAGACGCCACCTATCACCTTAACAGTGGAAATAAGGGGGCGAAATGATGAGTAACACTAAATTCCCTTATAGCCTTGTTTTTACCTATGACAACGGCGACCAATTCACAGCAGGGCAATATTGTTCACTTAGAGACGCACTACAAGCCAAAATCAGGGCGAAAGCTGAGATTGGCGAAACAGATATTACCGGCAGACGTTTAGAAACTATCACCGTTTTAACGGAGGGCGACAATGAAACCAACTAATCCAATGGCACAGCTTGAGCAATGGAAAGCTAACCATAAAGCCACCAGCAACAACGAAACTCAAAATGAATCGGTTAAAAATACGCAAGGAAACGCACGTAGCGAGGTTAAAAGCAAATATCAAGGGAAACTATACGCTAATCCATTAGCCTTTAAATGTAGCCAGTTTACGCGCCAATTCAAGTTGATTTTAGATAGCAACCGCAAGTGTTTAGAGGTTTATCCCGATGACTTCCATCACAAAATCAAGTTTAGAGATGAACTTACTGATTTAGTGGTGAGATTAAAAACAGGCGGAAAGTTATTTAATGAAATGGTTAAGGCGCAAGGTGCAAAACTTAGCTCAAATAACCAAGAAACAATCAGAAACTTTAATCAAGCTAATGACTACTTAATCCATAAGTTCGGTGAAGTTATCGCACAAATAAACCAACTCAATATTGAACGCATTGAGGGTGATAAATTGCAAGGGGGAAATAATGAGTAACACTGCTTTTATTTTAACTGCTGGCTATCACGTTATTGATGATTTATTTATGCTGACTGTTGTCGCAATGCGAGAAAGCAAAGGGGATATTTTAAGCCTTCATCGCGCTTATGCTCGACAAGGGAAACTCACAAATATCAGAGCCATTAATTTAAACCATTACACACTAGAAATTAGCTTAGGCAATGCACGCGCGCCCATTATTCACGCAGAGGGAAGAAGAGAACGTGCGGAGGCTGAGGAGGCGATAGCGCCTTTTAAAACAATCTACCCTACTGCTCAAATTCGAGTGATTCAGTTCAAGGACGCATTTTTATTTAAGCAATGCGCAGGAATTGGATTAGGGATTGATGCGGAGCAAGGAGGCAAACAATGGCTAAATTAATCAATGCACCGCACCTTGCGGATCAACCACATGAACCTTACTCTGATATTTTTATTCTTGCTGGGCGTAAAGCCTGGCAAGCATGGGATAAAGGAAAGGGTGAAGAATGGCTCTTGTTATGTTCTTTAATTTACGGATTAGATAGAAATATAAAACCAGTTATTCTTGCTGAAAACCAGTTAGAGAATATTTCTTCTATCCGCATAGTAAAAGAAGATCAACAATCAGTAAAACTTGTTCAATATGGTGAACTGGCACAAGCTGAAATAACGGCTATTTGTCAAAACTTAGCTAAAAACTCTAATGCGATAGATGTCAAACTTCTTGATGCTGCAGCGCAGACTAAAGAAGATTTAAGTGGTTATATTCAACGCTTACGCAATGATAAAGAGACTGCAGATCTCGCAGAGCAATTAGCACCGCCAGAGAAATTAAAAGAAAAAGACGGAACGAACAAAAAATCACGAGCCTTTCAAAAGTGGTTAAATTTAGATATGTCACTACAGCGTGGTTGCAGAGAAATCTATGCTTATGATGGCAAAACGTGGAATAAACAAGAAAATGATGACTTGGAAGAGAAAGCAGTTAAATTTCTTGATGAAAATGAATTTAACTATAGCGATTCTACAATAGATCGTTTGATCAACACGCTAAAAGCCCAACTTCCCCGAATGGGCGAAACTTCTAGCGATTTAATCGCTTTTGATAATGGCGTACTAAACCGTAATACATTGGAATTTGAACCGCATAACCGTCAAAATTGGTTAACGGCTTGTATCCCCCATAATTATGATGAACAGGCAACAAATACACCGCACTTTGATAAGTGGCTGAACTTTGTATCAGATGGAAACAAAGAGAAAGCAAGAAACATTTTAGCCGTGTTATATGCGATTTTAACCAATCGCTATAACTGGCAGATATTCTTTGAAATCACGGGGAAAGGCGGTAGCGGGAAATCTGTTTTTGCGAGTATTGCAACGCTATTAGCTGGTGATAAAAATACTGCATCTAGCAAATTAGAAAATTTTGATGATGAACGGGGGTTAGCAGGGCTTGAAAATAAAATGCTGATTATTTGCGCTGAACAAGCTAAATATGGTGGAGATGGTGGCGGATTAAAAGCAATTAGTGGCGGTGATACAGTAAGAGTACGTTATAACTATAAAGATCCGTTCAATACGAAAATCACGGCTTTAGTTATGCTGATAAATAACGAACCTTGCCGATTTACCGAACGTTCGGGCGGTATTAATCGCAGACGCGTGATTTTTGACTTCAAAAAGAGTGTTCCTGAAGATGAACGGGATTCGCATTTTATGGATAAAATCACTCTTGAAGTAGGCGGAATTATTCGTAAAGTGCTTGATACATTCTCTGAACCAACAGACGCAAAAAAAGCTTTAATGGCGCAGATGAATAGCCAAGAAGCCTTAGAAGTGAAAAAGTTATCCGACCCACTTACAGACTTCTTCGGATATTTCTACACTACAGAGCAAATGAATGGGCTTTTTATTGGCGTGGCGAATATGGGGCTTGATAGAATCAGAACGCATCTTTACCCCGCTTATTTAGCTTACACAAGGGCAATGAATATCAGTGAATTAGGCTTAAGAAACTTTGTAACGGGCATTGAGCAAGCCTTAAAACAACATGGGAATGAATATGATTTTATAAAGAAATCTACTAAAACAGGAGTGCGAACGAATGTTCATTACAAGGATTTTGATAACTTTCGGAATGAGGTATCAAATTAAAAATAGCGGGTTAAAATCCCGCTTTTTTTATGACTGTTCACCCTTTGGGTGAAGAGTTGGTGAAGAGTTAAATCCAACTGATCACCGCTTAATTTATTGATTTATAATGAAAAAATTGCCAAAGGTGAAGAGATGAAGAGTTAAAGATAAAAAAAGTTTTTTAATATACTAATTATAAATTTAAGTTCATTCCGCATTGTTCGCAATAGTCACCTATAAGCTGCATTACAGGCTTTCGCTCTTCTAAATAATCATAGCGATTGTAAGTATTTTCTAATTCGTCCCCACCTTCCAATAAATGAGAAAGAACGGTTTCAGATACGTTACGTTCAATTTTTTTAGATGCTAAGAATGTTTTAATAAAAGCGCGTATTCCGTGGGCAGTGAGTTTACCCTTATAGCCGATACGTTTTAGAGCTACATTTACGGTTGCTTTATTCATGGGTTGATTTTTTGATGAGCGACCAGCAAAAACAAAAGAGCTATTTTCAGAAAACATTTTCATGACTTCTAATAATTGGATTGCTTGAGATGATAACGGCACAGTATGCGCGCGTTTTTTATCTGCTTTCCCTTTCATTTTCTCTTTAGGAATATGCCATAGCTTATTAGTAAAATCGATTTCAGACCATTCAGCATTAACGGCTTCATTAGGGCGCAGGGCTGTTAAGAAAGACCAACAAATTAGTAAATAAGTTTTCTTTTCTATGCGGGCGTTAGCTAAATCTTGAAATAATTTAGGCAATTCATCAGATTTAATCGTAGGGTGGGGAGTAGATGATTTTATATGAAAATTCTTTACAGCTAATCTACAGTTATGGCTTTCTATAATGCCTTGCGTAATAGCATGATCCATAATGGCACTTACAAGCTGATGTATTTTTTTCAGTGTGTTACTTCTATCTGCTATTTTTTCATAAATGCTTACTAATTCTTTAACTTTGATTTCTGATACGTGTGTATCACCAATATAAGGGAATATATGATTTTCTAGGCGTTCCCAATTCTTTTTTCGTGTTTCTGGATTTTTGGCTTTTTCTTTGTAAATACCGCTGAAGTAGCTTTCAGCAACAGAACGAAAGGTATCTTTCAGACGGCTTTCATGTTCTTGCTGAATGCGTATTTTTTCTTGTTGCGGATCTATATCTTTCGCAAGTAGAGAACGATATTCTTCACGTTTTGCCCGCGCGTCAGAAAGTAATAGAGCAGGATAATGCCCGATAGTTAGATTTGTTCTTTTATTCGTAATAGGGGATATGTAGTTAAAAATCCATATTTTAGATCCTGTAGGTTTCACTCTAAGAATTAGCCCGTTACCGTCAGCTAATATATATTCTTTGTCTTTTGGTTTAGCATTTTCTATTTGAGTTTTGTTTAGTGCTTTGGTTGTTCTAGCCAT